ATCGGGCTGAAGTTCACTCCATAACTTCATGTTTGCTTCACCTTGTTCTTGTGCGAGTGACCATGCACTTGTCACATAATCTTGGTTGCGTTGAGCTTGATCTTGGAGATAACATTGTGCCATCTCTAAAAGTTTGAATCGTAGTTCAAATGGATTAGACATATTGCCCTTTCTCTGTGTGTGTTGTGTGTGTTAATGGGAGATACTTCTGTAGCTAGGCGACTCCCGAAAGCCCCAACCTTAGGCTAGACTAGACTGCTCCCAAACAATGTTGGGTGCAAACATGTACTCAACCCACCAAACAAGCACCCCCTGATTTGATGCCGTGGTGTTACCGTAGGTCACAGACGCATGAACCGCATACTCTCTTTCCCCACTTTCCGTGAGTTGATAAGATGCCTCGACTCCTAACCCAGGACCTTGTGCTGCTGTATGATCCCCTGAGCCCCTAACACCTTTGGTCATAATGCTCCAAGTGGCTGTAGTGGAAGCAAGAGCAGCAGCGGCAGAAGCTAGTGACGCCCCGGCAGCACTAAAACTGTTAGCTACATGGCCAGAGCCCCAAACTAAGGTGTTTGGCCCTGCAAAAGCTGTTGTGACTATTGCTGGCACGGCAGTGATAATTGCACCCTTAGGTACAACCATTTTCAGGTTAGCACTTGTTTCAGAACTATAGGCCTGAGCAACGCCCCCAGGAGCGTCAGAATAAGTGAATGTTTTATAACCAGTTCTTTGAGGTGCCCGGATGACCTTTGCTTTAATAGAATCCATAAAAACCTTTCATGTTGGTAGGATTAGTTTGGCCCCAACCAGAACAGCCGGGGCGCAATATTAAGATGAAGTAATTATCAATAGGCTGTACAGCATACTTCGATTCTGTACATCCATAGGTCCTGCAGAATAACGCAAGAATACCACGTGTCCCAGGCCACAGTTCCACGTTGCCCTAATGGGTCCCCAGGTCCAGGTTTTGGTGCTACAATTTTTGCACGTAAGGAGTCCATTCCACCGAGTGTTGCACACCCACCAAAATCTTCAGCTACAATGATTATGGGGTACACGTCACTTTTAGTGCCCCCACTACTAACACTATTTCCTTTATTCGCACCAGCGTCCTTAAATGGTACTGCCTGTGTGGTAAAGATAAACCTCACGCCATTAAGTGACCCGGCTTCACCTTCGATTGCAGGTCCTGGATCTGCATACTTGTGCAGTGGGACCCATGCGGGATTGGCTTCCAGGTCTTGACGTACATCTGGGTGACAGATAGCAATAAAAGACTCCTTAATCGGTTGTGTCGCAATGCCTGTAGACGCACGAATCATCTTTCGCATCTTCTTTGCGTCCTGCTGTTCCAGTTTTCTAATGGCTGTGTCTACATACTTTGTGCTCATGTCCGCTACCGCACCTGGATCGCCCGTACCAGCCGGAGCAAGACCATTGATCGACTCATCAACATCTGTTCTTGCGGCACCGCCAGCACGTGTGACCTGAGTTCCTGCCCTAAACACCTTGTAGGCAAGGTAGTCAAGCGTTTCTCCAGCCTGTTGTGCCTGCCGTTCTGTGACAATCTTAACCATTGGGTCTTGGGCTGCTGCATACATTACGTCTGTAGTGTTCACATACGAACCGTACTGCTTTAATGTGTGCTTCAGCGTGGTCTGATCAATGGTTGTGAAATCCGGCGTGACCCCCTCAGCAATGGGCTGGTCAACGATTGGAAATCGTTCATAACGCCTGTGACGAATCTCCAAACCCGATTTCTGTGGTTTGGTCTCTTTTTGTGCAAATTTAGCAAAGGTTAACAACCTCTTTGCAATAGGTAGCATCCGCTTTTGAATAGTGAACGCATCATTTTTTGACAAATCTCCATACGCCTGTCCGCCAGTAATATTACCGTCGGTTGTTGCTGCTGGGGTATTTGCTCCGCCATAATTAGCCATAATTTAGACTCCGTAATTAGATTAATACATTAAGTAAATTCTGCCTCTTGTTCTGGTATGGATTCCCACAGGTCATCATCGTTCATGTTTGCTGTGTTTTTTTCCATACGTGGAGCTGAGTTCTTTACAGCGCCCGTAGCGGCAACCCTACGTTGCTGTTTTTTTGGCGATGGTGTTGGGTCTGATTTCAATGTTTTAGACGAGTCGTCCCAAAGCTCCCTTAGTCCAGGTTGATTTAGATAGAGGTTCATAACCGCTGCATGATCCTTTGACTCTGTTGACTGTGTCATCATCTGCGTTAGGGCTGGACTGTCTAACACAAACTTCTGAAAGTCTGAGTCTCGGTCTAGCTCTGTATAAAAAGAACCTACACTCTTAATCATGTCCTTCTCATGTCCGGCTAAAAACTTTTCGTACATGTACTGCTGTGCTGCTGATTCAAGCTTCTCAATCCGTTCAACTGAATCATCCTCTGCAGGTGTACCTTTCTGGGCCTTAGCTAGTTCATGCTGTACAACCTTCCTAAAGGTCTTGGTTAATTCCCCAAATTCCTCCATGGTTTCCTTGTCATCCTCATCAAAAAAGTTGTCAAGGACTTCAGGGTCACTTGGGTCCGGCTCCTGAGCTACCTGCTCAGTTTTTTGCCTTAAACCGTCTATCTCTTTATCACGCTCAAGTAGTTGAAGTCGCATCTCATCGAACCCCTCCTTTAGTTCTTTAGTGGACTCATTCCGTTTATGAAACTCTTTCTCTAAATCCTTGTAGCGCTTCTCAAAATCGTGTTGCGTTTCCTCTTCGGGGTCTTCTTCATCAGTTTGATCAGTCTCAGCATTATCCTCGACCACAGGCTCTCCTCCGCCTGCCTCTTCCGTCTCGGTTTCTTGCTCCTCTTCACTTTCCGCCTCTACAAGGTTACCCTCAGAATCCTCCTCTGCAACGCTTTCCCACACATCTTCATCACTAGGTTCAGGTGTACCAGTGTCCTGGTCCTGCACTTCGTTCTCTGCCATTGGCTCCTTTATTATATAGGCCAGAATGTCCCGTAATCACGGATTCTGCCTTCTCATCCTGGAGCTTGTAAGACGTTCACGATCTCCCTAAACGCCTGAACCTTGCCGATAGCCACATTGTGCTTACCGACAGATTGTTGATCAAACAACTGATTAACCATGATCTGGTCAAGTTGCTCATTAATTTTTTTGTCCAGGATATCTATTAATGGCCTGTACCCTGGTGAATTCTTTATCTCATTTAGCCTTGGGTCAGGCTGCATTCTCTTGCTCTTCTGCTACCATTTCCTCAGACTCAGGACCCCCCTGGGCCCTTCTCTGTCTCCTCTCCAGCTCAGCCTCAGCCAACATCGCCTTACCCTGTTCCTGTTTTTGTACGGTTTCGCCCATCTTGCCCTCCATCCTCTTTACACGATCCTGGGCTCTCTTATGGAATCCCTCATCTATCTGAGTTTTTTGCTGGTAGTCCTCGTCCCTTTGTTGGCTAAGCACACCAGCTAATTCCTCTCCAGCCTTGAACTCTTCCTCCCTGATCAGGATGCTGTCGTCTACGATCCCGGCTGGGTTCAGGACGTTGCCCTGTTTTATTAATTCTAGTCGCTCCTGCATCTCTAGAGCCCTCACATCGTTCGACACCGCCTGCTTCTCCTCTAGAAGGGCCTTCATCTCCGCCATCTGGGACTCAAATTTATTCTGTACCTGTTTAATGGCCGCCTCCTTCTGGCCCTCAAAATGAGCCGCCATTTGCATCTTTTGCTGCTCCATCTGCATTTGCTGCTGTTGCTGCTGTTGCTGCTCCTGTTGAACCTGCTCCTCTGTCTTTATCATTAGCTCAGGGTCTAAGCTAAAGGCCCTTAGCAGTGGCCTGGTAAACGCCTCGTACTTAATGTACTGCTGGAACTGGGGCATGTTCCCAGACACCTGTAGAAAATTTATCAGTTGTGTGTTTTGAACCTCCTTAGAAAGGTATGACTCAAAACCTGTACACACGGCCTCGTAATCCCCTTTTATCATTGGGTCGTCACTGTCAACCATTAACCACCTATAAACAGCCTGGATATTTTTTGTTATCATACTACTGACAGACCTGACAACGTCAGCGGTCTGGCGATTAGCATTGCTGTTTAAAATACTCATACCTGTGGCTGTCTTCGTTTGGTTGGGCGAGGCATCACCATAACCAATCGCTGTCTGTCCACTGTCTAGGTCCGCCTGACGCTCTAACTGTTGCACTATCTGTAGCAAGCCATTGGTAACGTCTGGGATAACTAACGACTGAAAGGCATCCCGTACACTGGCCCCAGGTTTTATCTTGAACTGCTTGCCAGGGTAAATCTCCTCGGTATTGGTTCCAGGCTCAAAACTATTAGGGTCGATAACCGTTAATGGCGCAGCGCTTAAAGACTTACCCTCAATCATCATTGCATAGCAAAAATTAAGGATCGCCTGGGTGTCTCTTATTGAATAATAAATACCATCACCCCATATGCTTTCTGGATTTTTCTGCCAGTAACAAAAGTGATATGGAATGGTCTTGTCCAGCGGATTAATAGAGACCTTTATTACCTTGTCACCAATAATAGTTGCGACTATAGGTATGTTTACCCTTATGTCCTCTGGCTCAATATTTAAATGTGGTGCTATGTCATTTCCATTGACCATGCCCCAAAATTCTAGGACTTCATACTTTTTAACTCTTTGAGATAGACCTTCTGAAAATTTTCTTGGGTGTTCAGACGAGTCCTCTCCTGATATTTCTCCGACCCTGTTGCTGATGATCTCGTCGATGGAACCCGGAACAAGTCCCTCTTGTGCTTCCTCCAATTCCCGTAATTGTACCTCACTGAGAAAGGAACGTTGGATAACCCAGTCTGCATCTTCGCTACTCGTTGCTTCAGGTGATGGAAAAATATTCCAAATTGAAATAAACTTAACGCACGGCACCAATTCCTCCTCCAACTGCATCTCAACCTCCAGCATCTGCTCAGAAGTGTTAGGCGAGTGGAATACAGGATAGTTTTTCCGTTCAAGCTGTATGGATTTTGTGCAACCAGTACCGTACAAA